GCTGCATACAAATTCTTTCCGTGTTTCTCAACGAACTGGAATAGTATGAGAGTGTTTCCTTCAAGGGATAGTGCCAGATTACGAATGAACTCATTTCTTTTCTGGTTCATAACTATATATTCTATTTCTGTTTGATAGTCCCATCCTTTTGCAATTTTACGTGCTGATTCTGGATACTCTAATATCAAACATTTAATCTTGAAGTCTGCAAGTTGTTTATCTTCGATTAGTTTTGCAGTAGTAGTTGATTGATGCAAAGGACCAAACAATCCTTCAAGTACCAAACGATGTGTCTGAGTACCATCTACTGTACCAGTACAACCAATACGATACTCTGCATTGACTAAACCAGACATAATGGTAGTCAATGACTTTGATTTAAATTGATGAGCTTCATCACCAAATACAAAATCAAATTGTTCAAAATATTCAAGTGGATTTTTGTAGATAGATTGCCATGTAGTAATGGTTAAAAACTTATCTGTATGCTTGTCTTTTCCTGAATACTGTCTATGGGTGTTGTTTGCGGCATCGTAACCATAAGATTCAAAATCAGAATACATTTGCTCAACAAGAGAAGTTGTAGGAACAATTAGTAGTCCTTTCTTATATCCTTTATATTGTAGATATCTAAGAATCAAATACTGAATCAATGATTTACCCGATCCAGTAGGCGATAATAACAACATTCGTTTGTTTCTTATGGCTGTAAGAAATGCTTTGTATTGATAATCTCTTATGCCTTCTGTTATAATATCTTTGTTAAGATCAAGTTGTTCTAGAAACTCATTTGCTTCTAATGCAGAAAAACTTACTGTTGAATTTACATCAGGCAAAATCTCTAACTTATAGTCTCTTTCTTCACAAAACTTTTCAATGTATGGAACTAAACCATGATAGATAGTAGAATTTCTAAGATCAGCAAGTCTTATTTTGCCATCCCAAATTTTATTTTTAAACGCAGGCATGAACTGATAACCTGGTACGTAGAAAGTAAAATAATCTGCTAGTTCTTGTGCAGTGCTACGTTCACATTCAAATGATATGTACGCTTCGTTTAGTTTGCGTAAAGTTAAATCTGCCATTATCCACCATTAACAAATCTCTCCCACGCAATAAAGTCACGTAATTGGTATGTTCGAGAATTAAGTTCTTTTATAATTGAAATACAAACATCGATGATCTCATCATGCACAAGTTTCTTTGCTTTGTACTTGTTGATATCTTCATCTGCTTCTAAGTATGTAGCGATATCAGATTTGAGTGCAAAAGGAAACGGATCCCATCCATACTTTTTCAAATCATCATCGTCTAATTTACCAGTATAGTATTCCCATTTCAATTTTTTCCAACGATTAAGTTGAAACTCTGCATCTCTTGCCATCATACGATGATTGGACAAGATAGTAACATATTTACTGTGTAGTTTGGGAATGTTTAGAAGTTCTTTACCGGGTTCGGTACGATCAATCTCGGCGTCTTTACGCCACATTTCTAGTAGTTCATCAAGTTGTTTCATAAAGTAATCTCCTTTAAGGAGAGTATATACTAATTAATAAAGGAATTCAAGCTGAAAATATGAATATCTGAACGTCACGTCGGCAGTAATAATATTATCTGGTGTGTCGGTAGACGAGAAAATAATTGACGATAATGATATAGGAAAACTATCAACGAATCTTATCTTATAATGTGGTTTATTTGATGATGAAAGTACAGTCAAAATACCTTCTGCAAATTGAGGAAAGTTTGGATTGACATATGTAGATAAGTCTTTTAATCCTGCATACTCAGCATAGTCTGTAGGAAACGTAATACCACGCATCCAGTCGTGAATCTCTTTCCATGCAGTCAGATTTTCATCAACTAAAAATGTTACATTAAATGGTTCATATATTAACTTCTCGCCTGGAGAATACAAATCAACATAAGGTGTGTTGCGTGGAATTTCTGTAAGAGATATTCCTGGCATTGAGACTGACTGACAAAAGTATTGCGTGCTTGAGACACGAGGAAATGTCAGTATAAACTTATTGCCGTGTTGTAAACTTGGATTAATTGCCATAGTTATTCCTATTTGTTTCTACTATTTATGTAGATAAAAAAAGAGGGATCCGAAGATCCCTCTAAAGAACATCATATTGTTATTATTATGAACTACTAAAATTACATTAAGTTTGAAATCTTGAATGCACGATAGTAGAAGTTTGACTGACGGTGTAGAACGCCTTCGCCTTGTGTTGTACCCTCAGCGAATGGGTTAGCTACCATACCGTAACGAGTCTTGAAGCCAATTTTTGGCTGGAAGCTGCCAGTGTCAACAGCACGAACCATTTGTAAAGGTACGTATGGGCAGTAGAAAATACCTGCGTCATATGCGTTCGTACCCTTATAACCAACAACTGCAAACTCAGATGATGAGCTAGTTGGGAAATATGGATCGATGTAAACTTTGATGCGGCCAAACATTGTACCAGCAAATGTGTTACCTGTATCATCAACTGTTAGGTTAACTTGACCTTGTAGAGCTGATTGATAGTCCAGTAGACCAGCCATTGCAAAAGCAGAAGCAACGTCTGATGAACAGATCATCATGTTACCTTTTCCTCTACGAGTTGTCTTTGCAATTGTGTTAGCTTCACGTTCAATTTGGAATGCAAGACCTTTGATCTTTTCAACCATCCAACGACCATTTGAATCTGTGTCTAGGTTGAAAGTACCTTTTGTTGTTGTACCAACTTGAGCACCTGTCTTAGCAACTGCATAGATTGTACGAACAACTTCACGGTTAATTTCAGCAAGAATTTCTGATGACAGAATGTTTGCAAGTTCTGTCTCTGCATCTAAACCATGAACTGCTTTCAAGTCTTGTGCAAGTTCCATTGAGTATTCTGCTTTCAGAGCACGGGTCTTAGCAGTTACAGTAACTTTCTCAATTGAGAAAGCCATTTCTTCAAACGCTGGTGAACCTGATGTACCAAGTGCTTCAGCATCTGCTGTTGGCATTGGAGGTCCTGCAACGATTGTGTTTGCAAATACGTTGTCTGATGCTGATGTGTCAGCGTCAAGAGCGTATGTTGTTGCTGCTGAAGATTCCGCACCTGCATGACGAGTGTTAGCCTCGTTGTAGAATGCTTCTGTACCAGTAGTTGCATTACTGTAACGTGTACGCATTGCGAAGATTAAACCTGTTGGTCCTGTCATTGGTTGAACGCCGCAAACATCGTATGCGATTAGGTTAGGTAATGAACGACGAACTAAAGAAATGATGATTGGGTCGAAACCAGCGACTGGACCTGTAGCAGTAGCGTTAGCACCAAAACCGCCTGTACCAGCAGAGTTAGTTGGAGCTGCTTCTGTCATAAAGCCAGTCTTTCTCATTTCTTCAACTTGGTTTTCAAGAACCACAGCGGTAACTGCTTTACGATATGGGTCTTTAATAGCAGGTAGTTCTGGGTGATTCAGAACGTCATCCCACTTAGATTGTAATTGTTCAGACAAATACATGTAAGTCTCCTTGTTTTTTGTTTAATTAAATTCTTGTTTTAGAAATTGCACTTGATACTGCGGCAACAAATGGATCTACCACTTTCTTATCGCCTGTTTCAGCATCTTCAATTTTTTCATGCAGTTGTTCAACGGATGCTTTCTTTACACCTGTTGGGAAATAGTTTTCACGGATAGTATCAAGTTTTTCTTGGTATTCTTCCTCTGTGGAAAATTCTACACTCTCTGCGAGTGATTTGATCTTTTCAACTTGAGTATCTGTTAAACCTTCACAAACTGTACGAATGATTTCTTGTTTAGTTGATTCTACTAAAGCTTTTCTTAATTCGATACCGTATTCGATTTCTTCGTTAAGTTTATCTTCTAGTTCTTCAACTTTAGTTGCTAATTCATCTACTAGATCAACTTTTTCTTCTGGAACATCGATATAATGTTCTGCAAATAGATTACGTAAACCTGCGATGAAATCTTCAGTAATTTCTGAACGTAGTCCAGATTCGATAGCAATTTCATTGTCTGCCATCCACTGTTCAACAACATACTCTAGGTAGTCGTTTACTTTATCTGTTAGGTCAGACTTAATTTCTTCAACTGCTTCTTCGAACATTGAAGCATACTTAACTTCAACTTCTTCTTCGATCTGTGCAACACGATCCATGATACGTGCTTCAAAGATTGTAGCAGCTTTTGTTTTGAATTCTTCTGAAAGAGCATCATCGTCGGAGAACATATGGTTAACATCCTCTCTCATTCTGTCTTTCCATTCTTTTTTCTCGTCGATCAAGATATCTTCTGAAGTATCTTCATCGTCAAGATTAAGTTCGCCTTCTAATTCCTCATCTTCTTTCATAGTTTTCTTGCCACCTTGAGGATGGTTTTGTGTGTCTGAAGATGCAGCAGATGATTTAGTTGTAGGTGCAGTCGCACTCTTAGCAGCCTTAGTTGCATGGATTTTATTAGAATCATCCATAGGCTTACTATTCTGAGGTGTTGGACCACCTAGATCAACTTCTTCACCTGGAAGTTTAGCTGGAGGCATAGCTGATGCAGACTTCTTGCTTGATGCAAGAATGTCAGCTGCTGCTTCTAGTAATTTGTTCTTGGTTGTCATTTAGGGTTCTCCTTTTATGATTTGAATATTTATAAATTTAAAGTTTTCTGATAAAGTTTTCAAATAGTTTCAGGGCAACTGACTCTAATTGTTGTTTAGATGCCTGCTTAATTTGTCTTTTTGCGTGATCAATATCGGCCTCGACGTAACGTCCTTCAACGAATAACCATTCTTTGTTCTCCATAATACCGTTAACAAAGGCACCCGGTGCTGAAGGATCGGCAACAATATCTGCCGCCGTAGCCAATCTCAGATCATCTTGAACCAGATTGTATCCTTCTCTGGTCATTGAAACTGAACCCATGGCTCTTGATGAGACACCAATTTGAATATTGTTGTCAATAAAGTTTTTAACAATCTGACCATATGGTGTATCTAAAATCAATGCTTTGCCGTAGAAAGTATTACCATTTTCTTTTAGACTTACGATTTTATGTGATACTCTTTCTAAGTTTAATGTAGGAGTATCTGGATGGCCAAGTTCACCTAAAGCACGATTTGTTTTAATAAATTCTTCTGTATATCTTTCAACTTCTTTACGTAAAGTATCCATTTTGTACATACGATTGTTGCGATTAACTTCATCGCCAACAAGAAATGTACCTTCGATGTATAGATTCTTTTTTCCGTTTTCGGTTTTTTCTGTTAGATACTTAACGTCATCAAACATTTCGGTAATTAGTTTCATTATAGTGATACTCCTGTTGTTGGATCAACATTATATGTTGCTTGTTTTGAGAGTTCCATAACAATAGTACCACCAGTTGCAATTGTAATC